AAAAGATTTTGGAGAAATGTCTAAAAACGAGATAGACTTATATATGGGAGAATTGAATGGATAAAAAAGAGGTCTATCTTTCTGCGTCTAGGATAAAAGCTTTAGAGACTTGTTCTTGGTCTTACTATTGTAAATATCATCTTAATGTTCCTGAAGAGTCTAACTCAGGCGCGAAAAGAGGTACAATTTGCCACTTAGTATTTGAAGTTTTATTAAATCCAAGACATAAGAAGCATCAAAAATTAATTACCTCTAATCAAGATGCTTTTAGTTCTCCAGCTATATATAGATTAGTTTTAAAGAACGCTAAAAGAGAAAGTATTGACAATGATGATGATCTAACTCTTATCAATAAAATGATTGTCGTTGGATTAAATACTGACTTTTATCCAAAGGGAGGTTCAACATTAGAGCCAGAATTCGAATTTAAAATAGAAGGTGATGGGTACAAAGCTAAAGGATTTATTGATCTACCTATTATTTATAAAAAAGATAAAGTAATTAAAATTAGAGATTATAAATCTAGTAAAGCAAAATTTAAAGGAGATGAATTATCCGCTAATGTGCAGGCTATGCTTTACTCTATCGCCTCACAAAAATACTGGCCTGAATATAAACCAAAGGTAGAATTCATCTTTTTAAGATTCCCTAAAGAACCTGTACAGCCTGTTGAATTTAACGAAGATCAATTGAAGGGGTTTGAGTACGCTTTAAAATATGTATATGAAAAGGTAGTAAATTTTTCTGAAAAAGATGCCAAAGAAAATTATGCCGCCGATTGTCAAAAAAGCAAATGGCTTTGTCAGGCAGGAAAGTGGGTTTGCCCTTTCAAAAATCCCTTGTTTTTTTATGGGGTATATGATATAGAAGGGAATCTAGTTAAGACTTTCTTGCACCTCGAAGACGCAAAGAAAAGTAAAATAAACGACTCTTACATAATTAAAAAATTTAAATATGATGGATGCCCTCGCTGGAAGTAAGGTGTTACCCTTTTTTAAAAGTCATTACAGTATAGGCAAATCTATTCTAACACTTGATAAATTTGGATCTTCAAGTGAAGATGGATCAACTTCGATTATTGATTTAGCTAAAAATAATAATCTAAAGCAAGTATTTCTTGTAGAAGAGAACATGACTTCTTTTCTTGATGCTTTTACTAATTTTAACAGTATTAAGATTCCATTTTTTTATGGTCTTAGGATAGAGCTATGTCCTGATATAAATGAAAAATCTGAAGAATCAATTAGTAAATCCAGTAAAATTATTATTTTTGCAAAGAATGGACAGGGATATAAAAATCTAATCAAAATATTCAGCCTAGCCTCCACTGAGGGATTCTATTATGTTCCTAGAATAGATGAAAAGAGTTTGGCATCACTATGGAATGACAATGATTTAGTTCTTTGCGTTCCATTTTATGATTCTTTTCTCTTTAAGAATGTAATGACTTATTCTATTTGTTGCCCTGAATTAAGTTTTACAAAACCAATTTTTGCCTTAGAAGACAATAATCTACCATTCGATCAAATTGTAAAAGAAAAAGTAGAAAAATACTGTTCTCATAAGTTTGAGACTATCAATGTAAAGAGTATCTATTATAATCTAAAAGAAGATTTTAAAGCGTATTTAACTTTTCGTTGCATCAATAATAGAACCACGTTAAATAAACCGAATTTAGAGCACATGTCTAGCGATGAATTTTCTTTTGAAAGCTGGAAACAAGCGAATAACCTATGATGGAAAACTTACTTAGATTCGATTCTGAAAAAATTTATACTTTTATAGATTTCGAAACAGAAAACCTTTGTTTAAATTTCACAAATAATCGACCATGGCAATGTGGTATGATTAAAGTAAAAGGACAAGAAGTTATAGATTCTGCAGATATTTATATAAAATGGGATAAACCAATAAATGTAAGCAAAGAAGCTGCAGTAATGACTAGATTTGATCCTTATAAATACGCAAAAATAGCAATACATTCCTCAGAAGCCTTTAAAATAATTAAAGAATGGCTAGAAAATTGCGATTACATCGGCGGCCATAACGTTTTGAACTTTGATATCTATTTAATAAAAGAATTTTATCAACTCTACAATACTAAATGGCAACATCTAGTAGAAAAAGTGATTGATACAAACTGTTTGGCAAAAGGATTAAAATATAATATTCCCTATTCCAAAGATTTAAAACTCATTGAATATCAATACAAAATAGTAAATGAGCGCAGGAAAGGGATAAAAACAAACTTGACCAGTCTGGGCAAGGAGTATAACATTGATCACGACTACTCTACCTTGCATGACGCTTTAAACGATTTACATTTGAATATTAAAATATGGAACAAACTAAAATTCCAAATAGCAATTTAAATTTCATTAATTCTTTTCAAAAGTATGATCTTGGACTTCATGGTCTAAGAATGCCTATCTTTGAAATCGATCAAAGATTCAAAACAAAACTAAATCTTCCTCAAGAAACTTCAAATTTCGAGTTTTTAAAGGGTCTTGCCAGAGAAGGATTTAAAAGGCTTAATCTTGAAAAAAATAGCGAACTTTATAAAAAATATACAGATCGCGCAAAGTATGAATTAGAAATTCTTAAAGAATTAGACTTCATTGACTATATTATATTAATTTGGGATGTAGTTAATTATTGTCGCGAGACAAATATTCCAACCGGACCCGGAAGAGGTTCGTGCGCAGGTTCTTTGATTTTGTTCTTAATCGATGTAACAAAAATTGATCCTATTAAATACGATTTGTTCTTTGAAAGATTTATTTCAAAAGCAAGAGCGAAGAAAACAGTAATAGATGGAGTGACATATTTTGATGGATCTTTGTTTCCTGATGTTGACCTAGATATCTGCTATTATAACAGGTCAAAAGTTATTTCTTATCTAGAAGAAAAATTTAAAGGAAAAACCTCAAAAATTCTAACTCTTAACACATTAAGCTCAAAACTTTGTATTAAGGAATCCGGCAAAACAGTCTCTGAAAAACAAGAGGCAGAGATGAATGATGTGTCATCTTATATTCCAAAACTATTCGGACAAGTTAAGAGTCTTGAAGATGCGGTAAAAGAATCTGAAAAGTTCGCGAATTGGACTAAAGATAATGAAAATGTCTTTAAAATAGCTTTAAAGCTTCAAAATTTAATTAAAAATAAAGGCGTCCATCCTTCTGGACTTTTGCTTTCTCATTCACGTTTAGAGGATTCTTGTCCAACTGAATTGTCTTCTGACAAGCAGATAGTCTCAAGTTATGAGATGAATAATGTAACGCTTTATAACGTTAAACTAGATCTGCTTGGTTTAAGAGGCGTTTCTGTCGTAGATGATGTTTGCAAATCACTGGGAATAAAATACGAAGACATTGATGTTAATGATAATTTTATTTATCAACAATTACAAGATTTAAGAAATCCTCATGGTCTTTTCCAAATCGAAGCAGAAACTAATTTTAAAGTTTGTCAAAAAGTAAAGCCAAAGAACTTAGAGCAATTAAGCGGAGTATTGGCGCTAGCAAGACCGGGAGCGCTGCAATTCATCGATCAATATGCGAACTACACTAATAACAATCATTATGAAAGCATTCATCCTTTCTTTGACGATATTCTTGGCGTTACTGGAGGTGTTTGTTTATATCAAGAGCAATTGATGAAGATGGTGTATAAAGTTGGATTTACACTAGATGAAGCAGAAATTGTTCGCCGTTGCGTAGGCAAAAAGAAAGTTGAGGAGATGAAGCAATGGGAGCAAAAAATTAAAGATAAGATCACAGAACAAAAACTAGATCCTCGAATCGGAGAAATCCTATGGAAAATCGCAAATGATTCTGCGAACTATCAATTTAATAAGTCTCATTCTGTAGCTTATGCTGCTCTTGCTGCTATATCTATTTATCTAAAGTTTAAGTATCCTCAACAGTTCTTCTTGTCTTTGCTAAAGATGAGTAAGCATGAGCCGGATCCAATCGGAGAAATTTCAAAAATAGAAAAAGAACTATCTTATTTTAACATCAAGCTTCTGCCACCTCATCTTTTAAAATCAAAAGAAGAATTTTCAATAGAAACAAATAATATTCGTTTCGGACTACTTTCAGTTAAAGGAATTAGCGAAAAGACTATTAAAGCAGTTAATGAATTTCGAGGAGAGTTTAAAAATAAGTTTGATATTTTTGAAACAGCATCTCAGGTTAGTCTAAATATAGGAGTTCTTTGCGCTTTGATTCAAGCAGGAGCTTTAGATGGAGATTTTAAACAGTCTAGAAGTAAATTAGTATACGAAGCTCAATTATGGAATTTATTAACCGAAAGAGAAAAAGTTAACGCTAAATTATTTGCGGAACAATTCGAGTATGATTTAGTTAAAATAATTATGCATCTAACTCAATCAAAAGATGCAAAATCTAAACCTTATATTAAGGACTCAAGATTAGATACTTTAAGGAATAAAGCAGAACCATATAAGAAAATTTATGAAATCAATAGTAAATCAGAAAGTTTTGCTAATTGGTTTTATGAAAATTCTATTATTGGATACAGTGTTAAAAATACTCTACAACAAGTATTTGCTTCTAAGAAAGACGATTTAGTATATATTAAAGATATTGAAAGATTTCCAGAAAAAGATTACGTATCTTTTATTGGAACCATCAAAGAATGCAAAGCCGGAGTCTCTAGAGAAAAGAAAACTAGATACTTTAAAATGCAAATTTCTGACGAAACAGGATCTATTAACACAATGATATTTTCAGAGAATATAGATCACATGCAAGCTCTTAATAATAAAATGCCTGCCGAAGAGGATATAGTTATTATTATCGGTCAAAAGTTTGGCGATTCTGTTTTTGCCAAGACTGTAGCTATTCAAACTCATAAAGTTTATACAAAATTATCTCAACTAAAAGCAGAGAAAAATACTTGATAAAACAGGTTTTTCTGGAGAAAATATATCCAGATGAATCTTCAATTCTACAAGGGAAATAAAAAAATCACCGGTACCGCATGCTCCTTTCAAGCGAAGGGAGCTTCTTTATTTGTAAACTTCATTAAGCAGCATTCTTGGAACGAAGCAAAAAATCTTGGTTCGTTTAGAGAAAACGCTAAAAATCCTGAAAAGTCTGGAGTAGTTAAGTTTACCCCAACAGAAGCAGCAGGTATTGTAGATGCTATCGACAGAAACGCTGAATATAGTTATTATCATACAACAAAGAATGGCAATTCAATGGGTAAGTTTTGCCCTTATATTAGAGAAGGTAAGCAAATTGGATATTCATTTAATGCTACCAAGGAAAACAAAGGAGATACCGTAAATAAAGTTGGATTTTTAATTGGATTTTCTTTTGCTGAAGCTATTTTAGTTAAGCAGTTTTTACTTAGATTTATCTCTGAATCTTTTGTAAAGATCGAGGAAAATAAGGAAAATCCTGAAACTCCTGATGCTCAAGAAGTAAAAAAGCCTATTTATAACAAGGTTCAAATTAATCAGTCGCAATCAGAAGCCGAAGCTCAGGCCGAAGAATTAATCTTCTAATGCGTAAGAAAAAGATAGTTATCCAAACTGATTGGTGTTTATCCAAAACAGGATTTGGAAGAGCAGCGAAGGAACTATTATCGTATTTACATAATACAGGTAAATACGAAGTAGTTCACTATTGTTGCGGAATCCAAAATGGTAATCCTCTTCTTCGCAAGACACCTTGGAAAAGTATAGGATCAGTACCGACAGATCAAAATGAAGTCAACAGAATTAATGCTGATCCTTCATTAGCAAGAGATGTTAGTTATGGATCATATTATATTGATGAGATAATTAAAACAGAAAAGCCAGACATTTGGATTGGCGCTCAAGATCCGTGGGCTTTTGGTCAATACTATAATAAGAAGTGGTATAAAAATATTACTTCTTTATTATGGGTAACTTTAGATTCTCTTCCTATTTATGATGAAGCTTTAAATCAAGCTAAGAATTCTTCCCAATACTGGATATGGAGTGATTTTGCGACAAAAGAACTGAATAAAGTTAATATTAACAACGCAAAGACAGTACATGGTCCAGTAAACTATTCTAATTTTGAAGCTTTAAGTGCTTTAAAAAAGAAAGAGTTACGCGAAAAGTACGGTTTACAAAATTCATTTATAGTAGGATTCGTCTTTAGAAATCAACTTCGTAAATCAGTCCCAAATTTAATAGAAGGATTTAGAGATTTTACAAAAAATAATCCATCCGTTAAAAACGCAAAACTTCTTCTTCATACTCATTGGAGCGAAGGTTGGGATATTTTTAAACTAGCAGATGAATATAAAGTTTCAAGAGAAGATATTCTAACGACTTATATTTGCAATAAATGCAAGAATTATTTTATATCTTCATTTAAGGGGCAAGAAGTAAAATGTGGAGTTTGCAATACAGAAAAAAGCTGCTCTACAACAAATACTAATTGTGGCGTTTCTGAAAAGCAATTGTGTGAAATTTATAATTTGATGGATGTTTATTGCCATCCTTTTACTTCTGGAGGACAAGAGATTCCAATTCAAGAAGCTAAATATTGTGAATTAATAACATTAGTCACTAACTATAGTTGTGGCGAGGATATGTGCGTTCCAGAGGCTGCTTCTTTAGCTCTTGAATGGTCAGAATATAGAGAACATGGAACACAATTTAGAAAAGCTTCCACTTATCCATCTTCTATCGCTAAACAATTATTAAAAGTTTATAATATGCCCGATTCTGATAGAAAAGAAATGGGCAGAAAAGCAAGAAAATGGGCTTTGGAAAATTATTCAGTAGAAGTTATAGGCAAAATCTTTGAAGAATACTTAGATTCTATTCCATTTACATCTTATGATTTTTCTCTAAAAGAAGAAGAAAAAAATCCTAATGCTGTTATCCCTGATATATCTGATAATTCTAAATGGTTGATTTACTTATATCATCATATATTGAAAATGACTTCAGTTGATGAAAAAGACGAAGGTCATAAGCATTGGATGAAAGCCTTAGCAGAGGGCAAAACCAGAAAAGACATAGAAGCTTATTTTCGACAAGTAGCCACAGAAGAGAATAAAAAAAATCAAAAAATAGATTTTGAAGATATCTTAGGTAAGGATGATAAAGGAAAAAGGCTCCTATTCATAATGCCAGAAAGCATAGGAGATGTATTTTTATCTACATCTTTACTTCCTTCAATAAAAGAAACTTATCCAGAATACAATATTTATTTTGCGACTAAAAGAGAAAATTTTGCAATACTAGAAGCTAATCCATATATTTATAAAATTGTTGAGTATATACCTCAAATGGATAATCTTCTATGGCTTGAAGGCTATGGCAATCACCAAGGATATTTTGAAATAGCATTTCTGCCTTACATCGGAACGCAAAAAATGCTTAACTATATTCACAACGGTAAAGATAAAATAACTTTTGATTTAAAATAATATGCATATCTTAGAGCAGTACGCTTTGAATAGCGGCGTTAAAATTAAGCAGCCATTTATTTACGAAAAGTTTTTTCCATTAACTTTTGATAAGTATATTTCTTTTCATCCTGCAACAAAACCTTCTAAAACTTATGATCTATGGCAAGAAGTTATTAATTTGATTTTTCCTTATTTAGAAAAAAATAATATCAAGATAATTCAAATAGGAGAAAAAGAAGATAAATCGTATTCTGGAGCGATGAATTTACTTGGTTTGACAAATATTAATCAAACTGCATATATTTTAAAAAATGCCCTTCTTCATGTCGGAGCTGATAGCTTTCCAACTCATGTCGCTTCCTATTACGATAAGAAAATCGTTAGTCTTTACTCTAATAATTATATTTCCTGCGTAAAACCGTATTTTGGCAATCCACAAAATCAAATTTTGCTTGAACCCACGAGAACTACAAAACCTTGTTTTTCTTTTCATGAAACGCCAAAGACGATAAATAAAATAAAACCTGAAATTATCGCCAAAAATATTTTAAAATTATTAGATATAGAAAATTCTATAAATATAGACAGTATTTATTTTGGAATGGAATATAATCAGCCTAAGCTTGAATTAGTTCCAAATATGAACATAGATCCAAGGCAGTATAATTCAACAAATATTATAGTGAGAATGGATCTAGAATTTAATGAACAAATATTAAGAAATCAATTAAAAATTTGCGATTGTGTTATTTTCACAGATAAATCGATTGATAAACAATTATTAATTGATAATAAAAGTAGAATAGCAAAAATAATCTACGAAATCAAAGAAAATAACGATATAGATTTCGCTAATTTCTTGCAATTTAATAGTATTCCATATCAGCTTTTCACGTATTTAAAAGGAGATAGTATAGAAAAAATTAAATTAGATTACATAGATCAAGAACAAATTATAGAAATAAATGCAGATTTAAAAACAAAAATTAAAACTGAAAATATATATAATTTATTCTATAGATCAAATAAAAAAATTCTAAGCAACGGAAAAATATTTTTAAGCGTAAGCTCTTATAAAAAAGATATTTCTGCCGCTCAAAATACAGAAGCGGTAATCGATTGCCCTGAGTTTTGGAAAGAGTTAGAGAATTTCTATATTTTCAGGGTTGACAAAAACTAAAAAGTTGATATGGTCTAAGTATGACGAATACTAAAAAAACCGTAAGAAATCAAGACGGCTTAATTGAGGGATTGACCTATCATTTCAATGAAGATAATTCTATAAATTGGAGAAAAATGATCAAGCCTGAATTTCTTGTTTCTAATAGAGACAGAACTTCAGAAACAGATATAACAAAATTAGAAGATAAAGATCTTTTAATTCTGCTTGGAGGAATTAAAGATGTAGCTCAAAAGAGAGGATTCACATCAGTAACTTATGATGTCAAGTGTCCATCTGCAGATTATGTAGTTGCTACTTGCACAATAGACTGGATTCCTAATTATGAAACAGAAAATAATTCTATTCGTTTTTCGGCTATAGGAGATGCTTCTCCAGCTAACACAAAAGATTTTGCTAAATACTTTCTTGGGCCGATTGCTGAAAATAGAGCGTTTATTAGGTGTGTTAGAAATTTCTTAAAAATTAATATTGTTGGACAAGACGAGATAGGAAAATCGAAAAATAACGTAGACGAATCCTCTGATTCTACTCCGATATTTGAACCTAATGCTATACTTGAAAAAGTAATGAAAGAAAAAAATATTTCTTTTTCCAAGCTTAAAGATAAACTTATTAAAGAAAATTATGCCAACGCTGAAAACTTTGTCAGCGTTTCAGATATTCCAAAGATAAAAATTTTTGAATTAATCGAAAGAATTCAAAAAATGAAGTAATTAAATTCCCATTCCCGGAGAATTAGAACCAGCACTGGCAAGCCCTTGTATTTCTACACTTTTAGAACTTGAAGATCCCAAGCCTTTGAATAAAGAAGCTTCAGTGTTAATAGCTTCAATTCTAAGTTTTATATATTTAGAATCTTCTGGATCATTAAATACTACATATTCTCCACTGTGAGGAACTTTTGATGAAAATTCTATATCTATAAATTTTCCATTTTTAGATGGCTTAAATGATGTCAATATTATTTGCTTTCCAATGTATCCAGTTGGATACAAAATAGAAGTTTTTACTTGAGCATCTAATAAATTAAAATCTGCGTCAGAACTAGAATAAAATTGAGAATAATTAATTTTAAACTTTTTCTCCTCCATAAATGAACCAGTAAGAATTATATCTGTTATTCTTGAATAATTATTAGGATTTTGAATTACTAAAAATGGAAAGTCTGTAGTTTCATATATTGATCCATAATTAGAAAGTTTAAAGTTTAATTTTTCTCCAACTACAAAATCATTGTTTAAAGGAAAAGTTGTTGATGTAGTATAATAAGCATAATATTTAGAGCCATCATTTGCTTCAAGCGAATAATTAGTTCCAGAAAACAAAAGAGCACTAGGTGTTCTTTGGATAAATCCATTAGCCGGATTAGAAATAGTAATATTATTGCCTGACCAGTAATTTTCTAAAGGGTCATAAGCATTTGTATTTATAACTATACCTGTTACGGATCCAACATAAGGAGGAAGAAAAGAAACTAAAGCTGTTATACTTGGAGTTCCTCCAGCTCCTGCAGCTAAAGTTACAGAAGGATTAGAAGTATAACCTTTTCCTCCGCTATGAATAATGTATCCCGTTATATTTTGATTAGCAGCATTGAGTAAAGTAATAGAAGCTTTTTGTTTTTCTAATTGGAAAACAGTTGGGAAATTTTCTAGTATTCTATCATTAGATTCAGAAAAGAAATCTACTCCAGTTAGATATCTAACGCCCTCGCCAACAAAAGAAATAACAGATCCATCAAATCCACTGACTTGAGAAGTGCCATCTAATCGATAAGTGAGTCTATTGTTTAGGTAAGCGTCATTAATTCTAATAGTCGGAATGTAATTAAAGCGGCCTGATACTGGATATATTTCATTTAAGTAAGTAGTCAAATAAAACATTCCAGAAACTGGTCTTACATCTTCTACATCTTTTCTATGTACATTCTTTCCAGCGATAGAAGGTGGATAGAATTGTATTTTATTAAAGTCTTTATAAATTAAATTAGAGTTAACAGAAGAAGTGTCTATATCTATTAAAATTCCGGTCTTAAAATCTGGACGCAAATCTTCAGGATTAGACAAAGGACTTCCTGATTTTCCTATCAACAAAGTACCTGCGCCAATAAATCTTATTCCTGTGACGTAATTTAAATTAGATCCACTTAAAGTTATTAAAGAATTTATAGATCCTGTTGATATATTAATTCCTGAATTTAAAATTTTTGGAGCGGAAATAGTTATAGTGTTAAATAATTTATCAGGATCGAAACTATTTCTTTGGAAAAACACTTCTCCACTTCCTATAAAACCATCTAAGTTTAAGGAGCCATAATCAGCAAAATTTAAATTTGTACCTATACCAACAGGATCTGTACCGCTATAAATTAAATCAAAATCAGGAAAACTAGAATAAGAAGCAACAGAAACATTTAGTTGACCCGATAAAACTGAATATCCTGTATAAGGTTGATAGAACCCAGTTCCAGTTAGAGTACTAATATCAATAATTGATAAATTCTGCGCAATGATATACTGGCCTGTTTTTTTGGTTAAGTGATTATAGCCGCTAATATATAGATCTCTAGATTGTAAAACATTGGCATTTACTCCTGTAATTACAATTGGATCTTTTAACATATATCCAGTTGTATTTACTCCTGTAATAGTAGTACTTGGATAGAATATACGAGAATATCCAGCTAGTTCACCAGTCGTTCCTGATGTCCCTGAGTAAAAGAATTTAAATGCTGAAGATTTTAAGTCTCTGGGTACTGTAACTGTTACTCCGGTTCCAGAAATACTTGAAACATTTTCAAATTTAACTAAATCATTATTTACTCCTAATCCATAAAATTCTAATCCGCTCAAATTATTTCCAGATAATAAAATTGTATCTCCATAATAAGCTGAAGAAGGTATAATTTTATTAATTGAAGGATTTAAAAATATTAAGCTTTCTTCACTTAAAACAGAAGTATATGGATTAATTAATCTGATCGGTCCATCTGTTATATCATAAACATTAGGTATGTAAAAACTTATATTACTTATATCTTGAGAAGCAAATGAATTAATAGTTTTACTCATTCCATCTTGCGAGCCTAATAAAATAGAAGTAACTGTATTTAAAAATTTTCCAGATACATTTATTAATGATCCGGCCATACCGGTAGTTGGAAAAAATCCATCAATACTTAAATTACCGCTTCTAATATTAAATCCACTTGGATAAGTATAATTGAAATAATCAGAACTTAGATTTAAAAAATCTCCGCTTTGAGCTAAGTCAGGCATTTTAAACACAATAGCTTGTTCAAATTCTGAACCGCTATTAACAATATCAAATCCCGTTGCAGCATAGCCACCTACGCTTAAAGTTTTAATGTAATACAGATCAGTGCCGAAACCAGTTAAATATTCTCCTTGGATAAATTGACCTGAATAACCAGAGCAAAATCCAGTTATAACAGGAGTTTTTAAAAAGGTAAAAGTTTTATCAAATCCTCCAGTTACCTGAGAATAGCTATTATCTAACAAAATTTTACTTTTTCTAATAGAAGACAAGTTAGGAGTATTAATTCTTAGATATCCAAAATCTCTTATATTGTCATCGACAAAGCCTACGCTAGCATGTAATAAAAGTTCGGTATCAATATTATTTCTTGCTCTTCTATCTGGTTGAAAATCTTGATCTTGGTATGGATTTTTTCTTTGAATATTTATTTCATCTATATATCCATCCCAAAGAGAAGAAACATTATTTGCGCCATCAACACCTACAAAAATCTCAAAATTAGAAAATGGCGTTACTTTATCGCTGTTTAAGCTAAAATCTAAGTTTGAATTACCATAATCAAAACCATCTCCCGATAAATTTAAGCCGCTTCCATTTAATAAAATTTTTCCAAAAATAGAAGAGCTATTTATATAGCTTTTTGATATTGATAAATGGTTCCAATTTTTTTCGATTATTTTTCCTGAAAAAACAGGAGTAAACCCTTCCCAATCTATTCCAGATACTACCACTTGATCAGCGGTGGCAAATATGTTTATACCACTTTTACTTCCTATAATATATTTATTATCTGATGAGCTTAAAGTCGATGAAGGCTTAAAATCTAATTCAAAGCAGAATGATTTTCCATAACCTAATGGCTGATTTGGGTATTGACCAGTAATATTAAATTTTAAATAAGTAGATGACGCGCTTGAAAATGAAAAGGTTTTACCATCATATTTAGAATTAGCATCTAATAAAGAAACAAAATTTTTAAAAATATTTTTTCTTGGCCTATATGTTGATTGATAAGAATAAGATTCTGGATCTTCTGTAGCATTAACCAAAGAATTTACATTACCAGTATCTTGAAAAACTACTTGAGTATCTGGATAAAAATTATGTCCAAAAAATTCTATATCTCCGCCTATATAATTTTCTAAGGTTGAAATATTTTTTATAACGGGATCGCTTTTAACAATTTGAAAATTTTCAAAAGTAAAAGTTCTATTTCCAACATTTGTTAATGTTAAATCATATATGCCAGGAGCTACATTATTTGTATATGAAATACTTGAACCTGCAGAATTCTTATTTAAACTATTTAAAGTAAAAGATTGATTTTTTGCTCCAAAATTATAGTCTTCAACATATCCAGTAATATAAGGAATATTACTCAGTTTATTCCTATCGCCTCTAATACTATAATCAGAAGAATTACCTTGTAAAAATAATAAAGTATTTTGATCATCAAATAATTGAAGCCCAGTATTTGGTAATGAGGAAGAGCTATATCTTCCTATATTAGAAATTCTTAATTCATCTAAATAACCTTCAAATTTATTGACTCCAAAAGTGCTTTCTAAACCAGTATATAATCTACCTATATACAAACCAAGACCAGCTTGTAATGAATTAGATGTCGCAGAATTTGTTGTAGAACTTTGACTAAATACATTTTTAGTAAATACATGAGTATTAGTTCCAATTCTTGAAATTGAAACTTTTGTCCAAGTATTTATGGGAGTATTGGAAGTCGCAAATGTACCCATTGATGATCCATCAGCGTAAAAACTCCAGTTCGATGAACTTGCTGGTTTATACAAAAAGAATCCAGCGGCATCATTTATTAAATCAACTCTACTTGAAGGAATAGAAATAGGATTTATGAAAAATTCAATAGTAAAATCTCCAGCTCCAATCTTGAAATCTCCATTTGTCGGACTGTCAGCAACCAAATAAGCACCTCCTGAAAAAAGTAAAGATTTATTATAAACTCCAGTTTCAAAATTTTTAACTCCACTATTTAAAATATTTTTAGGTTTACGGAAATTTAAACCACTTAAAGTGATAGAACTAACATTTTCTAAATTTTTTCCTATTATAATATTAGATTCTCCAGAATTACAATAATACTTTAAAGCAGAAAATACAGATGGAGCACGTAAAACAGAAATAGCAGTTCTAGAAGTAAAAGAAGTGTTATCTTTTGAGTTTATTACAACGTATCCACTATGAGCGCCTTCAGGAACAATACCTGAAATTTTATCTCCATTATTACCTACTCCAGTAAATTTAGCTTCTACAAAGCCAGTAGTTATTCCATCTGTTGAACTAGTAAAATAAACAGGAAAATAACTTTCATTAACGAATGATGTGCTGAAATTCTTACCACTAATAGTCAGTAAATCTCCCTCGTAAGGTAAATTATCACTAAAACCGCTAATAAAAATCCTGCCTAAAAAGTCAAAATTGCTTATAGTATTTACTATTCCACTATTATTATAACCACTAATTCTTATTGGACCTGTCGTATAACCACTAGGCACTTTAACCATTAATCCACCGCTAGTTTCATTATAAAATATATTCGTGCCTGTTATATTATTGAAAGAAACATAACTTACTCCAGTTAACGACTTTCCGCTAATAGCTACAAATTCTCCAACTTCTTGGGAAGGCGGAGTAACAGAATCAATTTTTGGAATCGGAAAAAATGAAATTCCGCTTTTAAACAAAGGATCAGAAACTGATTGACCAGTTATAAAATAAAAATTTACATCTCCATAAGAAATATTTTCTGGAACACTAAATTCTATATATTCAGGAGAAGCATCATAGTAAGAAAAATCAATAAAACCTTGTCTTGGCACCTCCAAACCGCTTAATGCATATAAACCGAAACCGGTTACACGCATTGTTTGATTTATATTTCCTGTATTGTAAGTTGGCATATTATAATGGCTCGAAATATGGAGCTATTCTTATATCGTTTTTAGACACACTTGTTTTAAAATTAAAAATAGATGTAGATGAAGTTTCTTCTGTTTCTATAACAATATTAGAAGCGCCCTTTAATCCGGCAGGAGCTACTGCAGTAATTAAAATATTCGATGGATTACTAAATGAGGAGGCTAATAGATTACCGAAGTATACCTTTTTAACATTAATGAAATTGTTTCCATTTATTGTAACTGTACCTCCGGGTAAGATGACTCTAGGAGTAAAGTCTGTAATAACTGGCTTAAAATGAGAAAAATCTTGTACTAAAGAAAATTCACCTCTTGCATACCCCTGTGAATCTAAAGATATTTTTTTAGAAGATAAAATGCCAGAAAAAGATAAAGTATCTAATGGATTAGCTCCAGTTAATAAAGAAATAGATAATGAACATGGTATTCCAGAAGCAGGTAAACTTATATCATAATTATCTAATATAAAAGATACATTTTGGCTTCTTTTTCCAAAATAAGCTCTACCGTTTTCGTCAAAACTAGTACTTCCTTCCTTAATGTATTTTGTTACTTCTCTTTGGTACTGATATCTAAATGAAAGAAAGCTATATCCATTAGAATCAAAGCTAGAACCATTAGCATATCCAGATAAATAAAAGTTTGAAAAATTTAATGGCGTAATTTCATTTTTAACAGACGGCGTAGAAGCAGAGAATGCACCCTTAAGAGGTTCAAAAACTTTTAACTCTAAATCTACTTTGGCTAAAGTATCTGGTGTACCATCTATTGAATAAGAAGTTACATAACCGCTATTAAAATATAAACCTCCAAAGTTTCCAGAAATGCCTTGTTCAGAATTGGAGCCTAATAGATATTCTTTAACAAAATCTTTTCCAGTTAAATAATAAGAAACAGAAAATGTAGTATCAGTAGTATCTTCTGGCGCATATGAATAAGAATTTTTCTTAAACTCTTCATTGTAAACTGGAGAGTTTTTGGTATCAAGTGACATATTAACATTAGTGGCTAAAATATCTACGCCACTTAAGCTAAATGTACAATTTTTATAATTAAAAAACATTTAAAAGCTCCTTTTTAATGATATTTTATTTTTAGCAAAATCGTCAATATTATTAGATAAACTAGAAGAATCTATTTTACTTCCTGAAGTATTGATATTAAAAATAGGTTGATTTCCAAAAGTATTTATATAAACAGTAGAATTTTCAGCAGTAGTTAAATTAACATTGGTAAAATTAGAATTAAAATCATCAATTGTATAATCAAAAGCCTCTTGAGCATTCGTTAAATTAACTTGAGCAGGACGCTGCTTTCCTACTGCATAAATCGGATCCCATCCCACATCTAAAGAATAACTAAAATCTAATACATTATAATTTTGATTTGTTAAATTACCAGAGACTCTTGCATTCCAAGAATGAGCTATCCCAGAACCGCTATTTAAATTATTAATAGAAACTTTATCTAATAAAGAACCAGACAAATTAGAAAAACAAGAAAAACTAGCATTAGCTTGAACTTTTGAGTTAGGAGTTAAGGATAAAGAAAATCTTGAAGGATAGAATAAACCGCTAATGCCAGCTAGTTTTAATGTTAATGGAATAGAGGATTCTGGAAAGCTATTAGTAAAAACTCCTGTTTTAATATAATCAAAGGCTTTAAAAATAGGATCATTTATATTAACTAAATAAGCGAAATCTACACTAGCTTCATCAGCTTTAGTTTTTATTACTTGAGATGAATTTTTTCTACCTAAGACATAAGTAGAATTAATATTTCTATTTACATTAATACTAGCATTTTGCGCCAGAATTACTCCTGACCCAAAATTTGATTGTATGCTGATGTCACATTCATTAAAATATTTCATCCCTTAAACCTTATTTTAGATAGCCTTGATACCTTACTGTTATTCCTACAGGAGAATTTACACTAGCAGAATAATCTTCAGAAAAATTGATAAAATAGCATAAAGAATTTGAAAAATCAAAATCAACTGAATTGCCCAAAAAATCTTTCGTTTTAATATAAAAAGTAGGATTATTTTTAATATTATAGCTTAAATTACTTAAACTCTGAAGAGTATAATTATCTTGAGCAATATTAAAATCACAATTTACTTCTATAGGATATAATGTTCTTACTGAGAATGGAACATCAGATCCAACATAATACGCAACATTTCTATTAATATTTAAGTTTAAATTAAAGGAAGAAACTCTATTTGTATTAAAATCGCCTATGCCTATATCAATAGTATTGGTATTTACTAAGCTTGGAGTAGAGGTAGAATTAAAATTCCCATAAGAAGATATAGCTCCAGCATTATTAAATATAGAAAAATTAGCTCTTACAGTTGGAATTTCTCCTAACTGAGCGCCACAAGTATAAGAAGTCATATAACCACTTTGAAAACCATATAAGATATTAGAGCTGGGATTTTGTTTTTTTGTGACAAATCCAAAGTTACCAGAATCTCCAGTGCAGTTATAAAACTCATTATTTGTAGTAAGTAAACTAGTAATTGATAAATTTCCTGCTTTAGGACCTTCTGGCGTATAAAAACTGCTATTCATCCCCAAAAACTTAACATGCTGAACGGGTAATTGCGTAGAAGCTTGGATGTCTTGAACTCCATGTACTTCATTTTCATTCAGATAAAAAGATAAGTTTTGTTTATTTAACCTAGAAAAAGCCATTCTATTTTATTATTTACACAAAAAAGTGTAATATTAAATGGTAAAAGGTAAAAGGAAATGTCTACTTCTATTTATGACATAGCTACATGGAGCGCAGGCTCTGCATATAATAAAAATGATATAGTTTATCATTCTAACACAAAAAAATTTTATTATGCTAAAGCTGGGGTTCCAGCAGGTAATGAACCAAATTATTCTAATATAATTTCAGACTCTGATGCATATTGGGGTGGCTATTTAAGACATCCAATAACACAAAAAGATTATCCTTATTTTATTTGGAAGTCTTCTTATCAAACGCAAGTAAATTTTGAACCGAAAGTGAATGTTGTTAAATATGGAGATGGATATGAGAAAAGAGTTAGCGAGCAAATTAACTTTAATTTATTGAATTTCGATTTAAATTTTGAGGGTCTTACTTTGGATGAGATGACTGCTATTTCTCATTTCTTAACGCTTAGGGCAGCAAAAGCAGCTTTTATATATAAGCCTTCTGCTCCCTATACATTGCCAAGTACTGATGCTAAATTATTTGTATGTAGAAGATGGACTTCAAATAATCCATTCTTTAACAATTTTTCTATAAAAGCCTCGTTTGAAGAGGTTCCTGCATAAAATGGCTACTCAAGAACAAATAAAAAATTCATCAGCAAAAATAAATCAAGAGTTCTTTTCTTTAGAACCATCTTCTATTATTTCATTATTTGAAATTGATTTATCAGATATAGGTTTTGAAGCCAGTAATCAATTTATTATCAACTTAAGAGATATCCAAATTAGCCTTCCCGGAGGAACAGATATTTTTAATAAAGAATTTAATTATAGAATAATTAGACTACATAATAATTTAAAACTTATTAGAAATGTAATTTATTGGAATAATGTTCCATATTTACCAGCCCCTATAAATGTAGAAGGTTTTGAATTAGCATCGAAAGGTGTTTTTCCAAAACCAAAAGTATCAATAGCTTTTTCAGATGATATGCTTGATGTATTCTCTTTATTTAGAGGGACTATAAATTTTGGAGATTTAATCGGAGCTAAATTTACTAGAAGAAGAACTTTTGCAAAATTTTTAGATAGCAAAAACTTTTATCAAACTTCTAATTCTAGTGCTCCATTAAGCTCTGACTATGCTTCTATACCAGAAGGTTTTGATCCAGATCCTAATTGCGAACTTTCTAAGGATGTTTATTTCTTTGACAGAAAATCTTCTGAGAATAAAAACTCCATCCAATTTGAATTATCTAGTTCAATAGATTTAGATAGGGTTAAATTACCAAGAAGAAGAGTATTAAGTTATGTTTGTCCTTGGCAATATAGAGGGGAGGGATGTTTGTATGAATATCAAAGTAGACTAAACGAAAATATTCATGGAACTACTACTCCAATTCCAAATAAAAGTGACACTAGTGGAATAATCGCGCCTGCATGTGCAGCAGAAAATGATGAATTAATAAAAGATTTAATTACTCCTACATCATTATCTAGTAATCCAAATGAATGGCAGTTAAATAAAACTTACGTAAAAGGAGACGTTGTTTTCATAACTAAAAAGAATATTAATTTTTACTTTGTAGCGAAAAGTGATGTTCCATTTAATATGGCACCGCCTAATGGAAATTATTGGATTGCCGATCAATGTTCAAAAACGATAAAAGGATGCAAAATAAGATTTGGAGAAAATAATCCTCTTCCATTTGGGGGATTTTATGGAGTATCAAATTATCAAAGAGGACAAAGATGATTAGTGATGAACTAAAATTAAAAATAAAAAAAGAATCCAACAAATACAGCCCACAGGAATGTTGCGGACTTTTGATTATTAAAGATAGTATTTTAGATTTATTTCCTTGTCAAAATAATGCTTATGATAAAATAAATGAATTTTCTATAAATCCTAAAGATTATTTAAAAGCGTCACAAAATGGAAAAATTGTTGGAATTTATCATTCTCATTGCGTTCAAGAAAATTCTTTTTCTGAATTAGATAAACAAATAAGCCACAAATTAAATCTAAAAAATATCGTTTATATTGAGAAAAAAAACGAATTTGAAGAATACTCTCCAGAAAATTATTACAGCAAATATATTGATAAAAATTTTGTAATTGGCAACTCTGACTGCCTATCGATTATTGAAGATTATTATAATGAAGAATTTGGTATTAAAATATTCCATCATGAAAGATCTCATGGATGGGATTTAAACTATAAAAACTTCATTGAAGAAAAGCTTAAAAATATTAATTTAAAAAATGAATTTGATCAATTCATAGAAAAAGAAAATTGCATTAAAATTAATTCGATAGAAAGCGCTAAAAAACATGACATTATAATTTTTAAATACTTAGATAATTATCCATCCCATTTTGGAATTTATTTAGCAAATGATTATATATTGCATCAACCAAGAGATAGAAAATCATTGATTGAAAAGATGACTAACGCAGAAAAAAGAAGGATTTACTGTTTCGCAAGGCACAAAGAATTATGCTAAATGAAATTTTACAAAATGAAATTATAGCACATGCAGAATCTAGTAGTTATGAAGTCTGCGGTTTTATAAAAAAAGAAGGCGAAGTTTTTTCCGTAGAGAAGAAAGAGAATTTATTGAATTCAGCCACAGAATTTATCATGGAAGGAGCATTCGAAAATATCTATGCTTATTATCATTCTCATATAAATTATGATCAAATTTCTAAAGCTGACGAAATAGTTTCTGAAAGATTAAAATTACCATGTATTGTTTATAATAAAAGCACAAAAAAATTTCATCAATATAATCCAAACGGTATAAAAATTAAATATACAGAAAGACCTTTCGTTTTGGGGTTTGCTGATTGTTTATGGCTTGTAAGAGATTATTACCGTCATGATTTAAATATAAATTTAATATCAGAGCAAGAAATAGCAAAAAATAATGTCTCTGAGGAAGAATATAGTCTTTTGCTTAAAAATAGATGCGTTAATGAAGCTAATTTATTAAAAAATGAAAATAATTACTTAAAAAGGTACTTCGAATTAAATGGTTTTCATGAGGTATCTAATATGAAAAAAAACGATATCTTAATATCAAGAACTCAAGAGTATAAATTTCCAATTCATTGCATGATTTATCTTGGTAAAGATGCAGTTTTACACCATCCCGGAGATGGCATATCTAAAGTCGAAACTCTTTCTAGCCAGAAGAAAAAATGGGTAAAATATATAATGAGACATAATCTATTATGACGACTATTACATTACATGGTGAAATAGCAAAAGTAACAGGGAGAGAAATTTGGAAACTTAAAATTTCTTCTGTAAAAGAAGCTTTACATGCTATTAATATTTTATGTCAAGGAAAGTTATTAAATTATTTAGTAAACGCAAATAAAGAAAGCATTGAATATAAGATATTGGTAAATGAAAAAGAAGTTGAACCTCTAGATGAATCTTATCTTAAAAAACCTGAAGAAATTGCGACTTCAGAGCTGATGTTAATTAATAAAAATTTAAAAACATTAGATATAGTACCCATTATTAAAGGAGCAGGAGGAGGTGGAGGAGGAAGTCAAGGAACTAAAGGAACAGTTTCAATAATTTTAGGCGTACTTTTAATTATAGGTGGCGCATTTTTAACTGCAGTCTCTGGACCTCTTGGAGCAGCAGTAATAGTAGCAGGTGTCACACTTGTTGTTGCTGGTATTACAATATTAACAATGCAGCCACCTCAATTTGATGACTTTAGAAAAATAGACAATGGTAATGGGGGGAAACCAAGTTATTTATTTGATGGGCCAACTAATATTTTAGGAGAAGGCGGACCTGTTCCTATCGGATACGGCAGAATGAAAATAGGATCTCAAGCAATTGAAATTTCTGTATCTAACTATGAAGTTTCTAATAGATTATCTATACCAGAAACAAGATCAAAACTCATTGAATTACAACAACAAAATATTTAAAAATGAACAATTCTGAAGATTTTAAATTTATTAAGGGATTCGGTGGTGGCGGAGGAGGAAATACACCACCTGCGCCAACTCCAGCTTATGAAGATACAGAAGGATTTATATATGGCAATGACGTATATAGTGTTTATCAATTTTCAAAAATAAAAGATTTATTATCCGAAGGGCCAATAGAAGGTTTAGTCGAAGGAGAATATCAATACAAAGGAAGAGTAGGCGACCTAGGTTATACGGGTGTTATATATAATGAGTATCCATTAGCGATAGGTTCTCAAAGTCAAGTTAAGTTTTTAAGATCTATTCAATGGAATGAAAGTCCTTTAGTAGACAGTCAAAATAAATTTAATTTTCAGCAAATAAATATAAATTATTCTAAAGGTACAGCGAGAGGTATTACTAATGCTGACGAAATTGATTCTATTTCTTATATTAGAGGAATAGGAGAAAGATTAAGAGGCCCAAATATTTCAGCCATTTCCGCAGCTGATTTAATAGATTTTCAAAAAAATTATCGAATTACAAACAAAGAATGCAAAAAGATAAATATAGGCTTCAAAATAGGATCTCTTTATAGGACGTTAAAGTTCCAAGATATTAATAATTTTAAAGAAGACAATGAAGTTATATCTGTTAATCAAAATAATAATACTTTTTTACTGAAAAAAGAAGGAAGATTTGATGGAGAAGGCAAGCCTGCAGTAGAAGATGTTACTGCTGGCGTTGGATCAGTTATTAGATATCAATTTGATATAAGAATAAAAATGTCTCCAGTTTATAAAGATGGATTTTCGTCTAGAGTTCCTAATGATTTAAGCATACTAACTGAATCACCAATATCAGTAGTTAATAGCGAAAATTTATTATTAACTCCAGAAAATTTAAGTTCTGTTTATAAACTTTCTTTCAGAGGTAAAATTACTCAAGGATATGTAAAACAAGTAATAATAGATTTTTCAAAAATTTTTAATGGATTAGTTAATGATGATAGTTGGCTAGGTTGGGATATAACAATTTTAAAAGAAACGCCCGAAGAAACAAATACCTCTAAGTCATCATTTATATCAGTAGAAAGTATAACAGAAAGATATTCTTCAAGTTTTAGGTATCCAAATGCTTCAGTAGTGTCTTCAAGTTTTAATGCAGAATATTTTTCTAGAATACCTGAAAGATCATATGATGTTAATTTATTAAAAGTTAAAGTTCCTTCTAATTATGATCCAATTACAAGAACATACGGAGAAGGAGATACTCTCACTATTAACACTCAAACGGAAATAAATTCCTCTTCAAATTCTAGTTCTCAATCAATAATTTCAGCAAATAAGTCTGAAGGTTATTCAAATGTTTCTGATTCTACTCCACCGATAACTAATGGATTAATAGCTCGATTTGATTCAACTAATTTGTCGGCAGGAACTGTGACAAGTTGGACGAATCTTGGAAGTGATTCCACTATAAAATGTATACTTGGAAATGGTACTTATGCGTCTCCGGGAGGAAGCTCCAATCAACCAACTAAAGGCTCTGGATCTTCTGATAAAAGTTCAAATGGACAATATGGAGTTTCTTTTACCACTTCTCAAAAAATTAAAATTACATATGCAGACGCTACTAAACCATTTTGTAATTCTACCAATGATTATACAATTTTTTACGTAGCAAAAAGAGATTCTTCCGCGAGTTCAACAGAAAGAAAATATATTTTATATTCTAATTTCGGTCAAACTAGCGCTTGTATATATGGTTTTAACCATAGCGTAGCATTTGGATCATTCAATAAGTCATTTTATCTTGGTCAATTTATTGAAAATAATGATCAAAACACTAGTGTCTATGCTGGATATAATTACAATGCTTATGAAAGAGTAGATCTTGAAAATGATTCAAATAGTTATGTTGTTGGAGCTTCAATAAACAATAAAAGCAAATCCATAACAACTTTTTGGCAAAACTCTGTTTTTTCAAACTCATCTACTTTAAATTGGTCTACTCCACAAGGATTATTCATTAATCATGCCTCTGGATACGAAAGTAAATGTACAGTTTTTGAAATATTAATATTCGATAGAAACTTAACTAATAGTGAATCACTCTCTATTAGAAATTGGTTAAATAAAAAGTGGAATATAACAAAAACAACTAATTTCAGTAATGATTCTTTAACGTTAGATACTTCTTCAATGGTAATCCCAATGAAGACTATATGTTATGATGGGCAATTATCTCGATCTAAAGTTAGAGGTCAAATAACAGATGTATCAAGCTTATATGCAAAACCATTTTTCAGTTTACCTAGTAGAAAAAGGACAGCATTAAATAACACTAATTACACTCCTTGGATTTTAACAAATCAAGGGTTCTGTAGTTTTTATGCTGATACATTTTTAAAATTAAAAGATGGTATTAGTGATGGTTCTTATTCTGTTTTTCATAGAGATAATCAATTTAATGTATCGCTAGAAGTTTCAGGCCAAGATATTTATTTAATTTTAACATTACTCAATAAAGAGGGAACAAAAAAATTTCCAATTAAAAAATTAATAAGTTCAAAACTTTCAGATTTTCAACAAAATTTACCTAAAAGAATTACCGTTTATTCGACGCCGAGAGTTTTTGCGCAAACTTCTGAATATAATCCTCTTTGGTATAGAAAAGATCGACATGGAAGAAATATAGAAGACTTTTTAGCATTGTATAATCCTTGGAATAATTTAGCTCTTTATTTTAAAGATGGTTGGCCTGAATTAGCGTCAAGCAATAATTTTATTCAATCATTATCAATCAAAGAAAATCAAGAACAAAATCCTCAAATAGACACATGCGTACAGAACAATGTAAAATATAAGTCTTGGTCATATGTAGACGGAACAAGAGATCCAAAAAATGGACCATCTTATTCAGTTCGCTCAATCTATTTTGACAGAACTTCTTATCCAACTTTGTTGAATTCTCAAATAGTAGTAATGATTGATTTAAATAATGAAATTACATGCGATTTAAATATCGCTAATCATGATAATTACATTAAATATTTAAACAACGAATCTGCTATTTCACAAAAACTAACAAATCAATATAATGCTTATGTTTACGATTCGTTACCTCAAACAGAAATAAATAAAATAAATGATTTAACAAATTTCTATGACGCAGGATTCTCAACATTTACAAATCCATCTCGGATTTCTTTAACAGCTAATCAAAATAGAGTTGTACTTCCTTTTAATCAATTATTTAATACAGCTACTAATTTAGCAGAAAATTTTACTCCATTTAGCTTCATAGATGGAAGCGGGGATTTCAGAGTTTTTACAGATGAAATATCTAAAGGATTTGGCGGTAAAATACAAGGAACTTGTCAAGCATTAACTGTTGATACTTTAAATATTAATGTTAATGATTTAGAAGGTGCAAAAAATAAGTATATTTTTTCAGATACTAAATTATCAGTTAAAATGACTTATATTCCCCAAGGTGTGATGAGTTATAAAAATTCTACGGATTATTGGGACGGCGAATTTAAAATCGATAAACAATGGACAAATAATCCAGCTTGGTGTTTTTATGATTTATTAACAAATAAAAGATATGGAGCAGGAAATTATGTAAGCGAAGATTCTGTAGATAAATGGTCTTTATATAAAATCGCAAAATATTGCGACGAACTTGTTCCTGATGGATTTGGAAATCTTGAGCCTCGTTTCACTTCTAATGTTTATATACAAAGTCAAGATGAAGCCTTGAAAGTTTTATCTGATATGGCTTCAATTTTTAGAGGTATGTTTTATTACGCAAATGGTTATATTTATAGCGTAAATGATATGCCACAAGAAGTTCCTGTATATAATTTTACAAATGCAAATGTAGTAGATGGTAATTTTAATTATGAATCAACTTCTTTAAAAGATAGAAATACTGCTATCTATATTAGATACATAGACAAAGATAATCTTTATAAACCAGCCGTTGAGTACGTTGAAAACATAGAAGCTGTAAGAAAATATGGTTTTAAAGAAACAGAAATAACTGCATTTGGATGTACCAGCAGAGGACAAGCTCAAAGACTAGGAAGATGGGCATTAGCATCAGAGTATAATGAAACTGAAACTGTTGCATTTGAGACAGGCCCAGAAGCCACGATGTTCAGACCCGGAGACGTTATTAAAATTTATGATTATAATAAAAAATATAAGACTGTTGGTGGCAGATTAAATTCAATTAATCTTTCTGGAATTAATTCCTCGCAAACGACCGGAGTATTATCTTTGGATAGAAAATTAGATTTTGATTTTAACAATTCAAGACAATATAAATTCTCTATTATTTCTCCAAAATATACTCTTGATCCAAGTATAAGTGGCGCAATTTCAACTAGTTTAGATTATGAAGATTTCAGAAAATCTTTAACTAATTCTTTTATTATAAATAGTGATAATTTAATAACTGGAGAGAATTATGATTCAATAAAAATAACGGGGCTAACTTCTGTTTTAAATACTGGATTAAATGTTTCTGGATTATTGCCATTTACTGGAGGAACTGGATTATCTAGTAAATCAATAATGTGGACATTGGAAAACTCTGGTATTTTAGACGGAACAACAGATAGTGATTATGATTTTTATAGAATTTTTAGAGTTCAGGAAGCAAATCAGTCTAACAATTACACTGTGCTAGCTGCGCAAATGTATAATTTGAAGTTTACTCAAATTGAATCTGGATTAACTTTTACACCTGCTAAAGCTCCATCTGATCCCGCTTATGCTCCTGACTATGCTGTATTCAATATCTCAAGAGAGGGAGAGCGAGAATGTAAAACAGATTTTGTAAATTTAGATATATATTATAATGCATCTATTAAGAAATCGACAATAGGATTTCGAATATTTATATATCCAGAATATGCGTCTAATTTTAATCCTAATACAAATTTAAATTTTAATTTTATTCCTGTAGAATTAACAACTTCTTATCTTAACACAAAAATTCAAATCAATGATAAAAATGGCGAAATAAGAATCTATGGCGTAAATATAAACAACGAATGTTCCAGCAGTTATGTCACAGCGACATACAGGGATAATTCTTCTATTACAAGAGTAGATAACTTTAAAGAATTAGATTATTGCATCATAAATGAAGTTAATTTTCAAAATCAAATACAAAGCTATAATAGAAATGATTTCTTCCCATTTGATTTAAATAATCGGAAAAGTAATTTATTATTTAATAATACATTAAATTTTACAAATACAGATTTATATCTAGCTAAATATTATCCTTATAGAATTAAAATCATACCAGAAAAAGTTAATTCCAAACAAGAATTCATCATAGCATACAATAAATATGTAACTGCAGGATCATATATTTATGAAACAGAAGCAACTCAAGATGGATATCTATATTCACACGAAGCTATATCTAAACAAAGAGCAGACAGCAATTCTCATAGAGATTTTTCAATAGCCATAGATAAGTACAGTACATATAATCAAACATCTACATCTAATAACTTTAAAGATCCAAGAGGATTTTATCTAATAACGTATGATAACTTAGATTCATCCTTGAAAGATAATTTGAATAATCTATTAAATCAACAAAGGTCAATTCAAGGACAGCCTATACAAAATTCTATATCTTTAGTTGCGGATGGATCTAAATATATTTTAAAAGTTTCTTTTGATTTGAATTTAAGTAATTTTGTTACTGAATTATACTTATTACTAATACCAATAAATCAAACTTTTGAGTTTGGTATTAATAGCATAAACTATACAGAAGATAGAATACCTAAATCAATAAACGACAAAAATAATAAAGAAATAGTAGATTCTCATTTTGTGAGAATTGAATATCTAAAGGATAAATTCAATTACGACTCAGCAGCAGACACTTTAGGAAAGACATTTAATTTATCAAGTTATAAAGCCCATCTAATAAGTCTTGATATCTTCATGGGAATATGGAATAATGTAAATCAAAATCAAAATATATTCTCTTATATTTCTAAGAATTTAAGCTCTTCAAATGAAGAAATAAAAACATATCCTATTATTAGCTCCCCAAAAACAATTTCAGCCTTATCTGATAGCGATGCTAATCTAAGTTTAATTAGCCGTATTGAACAAGCTGGAAACAATTATTTCCATTTGACCCTAAGTAAAGTAAATCTAATAGAAAGCATTTTTAATTCTGAAGGGGCAAGCGCAATACCAAATGATAAAACTCCCAGTTATTATAAATTAACAAGAAGAAGTATCATTTACAAACCTACAACTGATACTAACCCTACTGAAAAAGATAATAATATTGTGTCTGATCAATATACGCAATTTTATCCAAAAGTTTCTATAGGAAATAGAGAATTGGCTACAGCACAATCAGCTTCTGATAGCAATACAAAAAATAATATTAATGAAATACCATCTAATCGCAGAGCTTATGGATTATATGGTAATAAAATACTATCAGATTCTTTATCGCTAACAACCAGTCAAAATGCTTCAGAATATCCAAGTTTATTAAATGGAATTTTTCCAGAGACAAGAGAATCAAATATATTAAAATGTTTCAATAATTCAAGCTCTGAAATTCCAAACAAATATGTCTCTTCAAAACCAGTTCTCAATGATATTCATATTACTCAAGCATCAAACATAGAAGGAGATTCTCCACAATTATTAAATAATTCTTATGAAGATTTAACAGATTTTAATATATTAAATCAATCAGATGTCCAATATACATTTAAAAATGATTCAAACACAAATGAAGATTATATAGAAGCATTAAAAGATCAATTTAATATTATTAATATAACCCCTGATGAAAATTATAAAGATAACAATGGGGTACTCGAAAATATAAAGCACTATTATTCTTATTCTATCGATGCTCAATATACATATTTAAATTCAAATCAAGCAAATCCCGGAGCAGCTGTATTGGATCAAAACTCGGTAAGTATGTATTGTCAATTAAATTCAAATAATAAAAACTATCCCGGTATTCCTTTAATAAATACATGTAAATTAAGATTGAGTATTTTCACTAGTCCTAATGGAGAATTCTTTACAGAACAGCAAATAAAAAATCTAAAATTTTATATTTATCAAGGTTCATCTTTAATACATCAAGGTACACCAAGCTATACAAAATCAAATGTTGAAGAAGGCGCATTGAGAGGAACGATAATCATAGATATTCCAGATAATTTATTAAAACCTCAAAATTATTATACTTATACTGATACTTATACAAACACGACAGTATTAGCTAATCCTTATCTGTATCAATTTAAAGATGCTAAAAATCTTGCATTTGCCCACTTATCAGCTAAAAAACAATTAGGAAGATTTCCCAAATATAATTTTCATATCCAATCTTTTGAACTATCAGCATTAATAACATTCTAAAATGAATACAAATCATTATATTATATATTTTGTCAATGGAACACACAAGCATGTTGAAACTTCATTAGATTTAAATGATTTAGATAATTTGTCAAAAATTAATATAGACTATCACAACTTTGATTATTTAATAAAAGTAGATAAGAAATTTAATAAAAATTTATTAAACTTTAAAAAATTTCTACCTGATGGCAATGAAGTCTGGAAAAAAGAAAAATTAATAAATTTCAAAATTCAAAATTTTCTTGAAAAGCGAAGAGTCTTATTTGAAAAATTAGACACTCAATTTTTAATATCTCTTGAAACACCTAATAATATTCAGACAGAAATTATCAAAAAAAATAAACTCTTTTTAAGAGAATTATCTTGCAGATCAGAACTTCATAACATACACGATTGTGAAAAGATATTTAAATTTAATGCTTTTTATAATCTAACCCATATAGAAATATTAGATGCAGGATATGGATGTTCAGATAGAGTGCCTACAGTATTTATTTCTGACCCACCTGAAACAAAAAATAATTTTGGTATTAAGGCTACCGCTACAGCTATAGTTGGCTCCAAAGGGGAGCTTTTAAAAATAACAGTGCAAAGACTCGGTAGCGGCTATATATCTTTACCAGAAATTAAAATATCAGGTTATGAATCTGAAAACGCAAAACACCCTATATTAAAACCTATTGTTGAGAATATAATATAAAGATGAATGATTTTTTATTCTCTTATGGAGAAGAATTTTTTTATTCTAATAATTTATCAGATTGGTCAAGCTTAAACGCAGGATCAAAAGTTAATATATTAGAAGACTCAGAAGAATATACAGTAGTTAAAAATGACATAATTCATTTTAATAAAAAGTTCACTATTAAAGATAAAAATACTATAACAATAAATAATTGCAGCAAAGAAACTGTACTAGCGGGAGATACTCTAACTTTTGAATTTGATTATTATTCTTTAGTATTAATAAATGAAATTCTAGAAAAAGGACAAGGCTATAGGGTGGGTGATATAGTGAAATTAGAAGAAAATAGTTTATTCAGCAAAGTTATAAATGAAAAAGATTGCGCTAAATTTATTATTAAAAAAATAGACACACTCGGTGGTATATTAGAAATTGAACAGATAAGCCAAGGTATTTACATAAATGATTTTAGTGATGGATCATTAGAAAGCCAGCATGGTAAAGGGGCTAAACTTAGTTTCTTTTTAAAGAAATCAAATAAAAAACTAAAGTCCTTTTTTACTATTATCAATGTCAATCAGAATAATAATGAAATAAATATTACAACTGAAGAAAATATCGACATTAATTTAAAGCAAGGAGATTTCTCTGCGTCTCGACATAGAATAACGGTTAATAAAAAAATTGCTAAAAATAACTTTTATCAGCCTTTTTTTTTGGTAGGCAGAGAAACTTCGCATCTTAAGTTAAAGTTTGCTAATAAAGATAATTTTACTCAAATATATAATTATAATCTTCTATTAATAGATAAAGAATTGCATCAATTAAGATCTTCCACTAGCAAGTAGTCCACCCGGTCTCTTCTGCTCTACAATAACTTCTAAGACTTTACCTTTTAAGATTTCGGCTAGTTTAGCATTATTTTGTAATTGGTTATTTTGATTTTGATTATTCTGATTTTGATTTTGAGTATTAGTTTCTACTGAAGCATTTGTTTCTGAGCCCGTTACATTTACTGAAATATTATTGACGATTGACATGCCACCAGATTGGTCAGAACCATTAATTTGACGAGAAGCAGCTCCTCCAGACTCTGCTTGGGTAACGTCATTTCCTTTAGAAATTGTATCATTTAAAGAGTTAATTGCAACTAACAATGCTTGAAGTGCTTCATTATCTGAATAATTTTGTCCACTATTTCTAGTGCTTGTAGTAATAGAACCATTACTATTTGGAACTAATCCGCCATCAGCAAATTTAGGAATAGAACCATTATTCAATTGGTTCATGAAGTTCGTGCCATAATTTCTTACAGCTTTCTGACTCATTACATATTCTCCACCCATTAAAAGAGCGGGGATATTATCTTTATTTGAACCGCCACCAGCAAATTTTCTAACATATCCACCCATAGCGAATCCTGTACTTCCTCCTCCGGTAGGTGTATTCCCTCCACCGCCTCCTCCACCACCTCCTCCGCTACTAGGAGTTGCTGCTGCCGCTATACCCCCAGCAACGATTTGTGTACCTGCAGCAATTAAACCTTGAGTAAATATACCATTAACTTTCTTTTTAAAATCGTCTAATGCTTTTTGAATACCTCTATTATAGTCATCTCTTTCTATCAAATATTGTTCTAACTTATCATATCTTTCTTGTCTTATTTTATTTTGAGGGTTATTTTCATCTGTTAATGCAAATGCAGATAAACGAGGATCAACTCTAAATTCTCCAGAAGTTGGTCTTTCTGGATCATTATAAACAAATTCATTTTGCAAAGGACCTAAGCTAAACGATCCACCGCCTGCTCGTTTAGGAATTATTCCTTGATTTAATTGACTCAAGAATCCTTCGCCATATTTATTTACTGAACTCTTACGGATTACAAATTCGCCGCCATTCATCATGGTTGGAATATCATCTCTAACTCCTGAGCCTCCTGTAACTAATCCACCGCTATTATAGCCTCTAATAAATCCAGAAGAAGTCATTAGACCTCCTTTGGAGCCAAAATAACTTCTAGCTCCTTTTTCTACAGCACCAAAAGCAGCATCAACTAATTGACCCGTGGCTCTATCTGTTAATTTATTTAATAAAGATTCAAATAAATCAGCAAAAGCTTGTCGTAAAGATTTAGTTCCCTTTATAGCTTCACTAAATGCACTTCCTATACCTGATTTAAAATCAGCTACAAACATCTTTAAAGTTTCACCAGTATCTCTAGCGAAATCAGCTTGATTATAAGTAGTTCCTTCTTTTAATATATTTCCTACATCAACTCGTCCTTGACGAGCATTAGCTTCAATAGCTGATTCATAAATAGCACCTTTTTCAGATCTAAACATTAAATCTCCTAAACGAGAAGTTTCAAATACTCTAATTTGTTCTTTAGCTTTATCTAAAGATAATGTTATTTTTTCAACTTGATCTGCATATTCTAATTCTAATTCTTTTTGCCTAGCTAATTTTTCATTACC